TATCGCAACAAAAGAGTCAGAACCGAAGTCCTGACTCTTGAGGTATTGAGATACAAAGTATCTTGTCTAGCTAGTCTTGCCTAGTGACTCTGAGTTAGAGAGTCACGAGGTTGACGTCCGTGTCCTTGATGAGGACGAGTGAAGCACCTCTCTTCTCAACCACGCCTGCGAGGTACGGAACTGCGAATCTGGTCTTGTTGGTACCAGCTTCTACGTTCACAGCACGAGCCACGTGGATTCTGATTCCTTCGACAGAATCAGAGGTTACGTCAGCGTTGGACCAGTCAAGCTTGTCGAGAGATTCCATCTCGAATGCGCCGTTGATACGGAACAGACCTAGGAAGTAGTGACCAGCCTTGATAGCGTCTGCCACCTTGACAGTCTTGCCGTTGATGTCGTCATACGGATGGAATGCGCTGCCATCAGCCTTGCAAGCTTCCTTAGTTCCCTGACCAGCGAAGTCGGTCTTAGCTACCTTGACGGAGCCAGAGGTTGCGTCTTCGAGAGCCACGAAAGCCTTGAGAGACGAAGTCTTGTTGCCGATGAGGTTGGTAGCATAGACACCAGCGATGAAGATCGGAGTGCCAGCCGGAATCGTCTCAGTCACGCCGCTGAGCTTGACTACATCGTAGCCAGCGTTGCTTACGTCGATGCCAGAGACAGTTGCGCTAGCGAGTTCGTTAGCGAGGTCTTCAGAGATCTCGATGTCCGGAAGGAACTGCTGTTCACGATACTCAGCGCCAGCGAAGTTGCCGAGCATGCCAGTGCGATAGAGCGGCTCAGATTCAGCAGGAGTGAAGCTCTTGCCGTTAGAGCTCATGATAGAGTCGATCATCGGATCGATGAATGCGTACTTCTTTTCAGAGCTGATGGAGCCGAGGAAGCGAGATGCCTTAGAAAGCGGGAGCCAGCCCTTACCGACAAACGCCGTGTTGACCTGACCGATGTCTTCCTTTAGAACATCCTGGACCATGCCTTCAACGAGAGCCTGTGCCTGAGGCTGAGCAACTTCGACATCCCAATCGACGTCGGTTTCACGCTCAACGAGGTCAGTGTTGATCATCACGTTGCCGACCTGAATCGTCTTAGTGACCTTGCGCTCGACGAGGTTAGAGTCCTGACCAGTGATGTTCTTACCCTTGACGTACTTACCAGCGTCGCGGATCACGAATTCACGAGTCTCGCCGTCTCTCTTGCCAGCGAGCTGATTGCCGAAGTAAGCCTTAGCGCCTACAGTGAGATACGGAGCGCACTCAGCTGCACGAAGTGCAAGAACTGTAGTGCGCTTGTTGGTGATAAATGAGTTAGCCATTGTATGTTACTCCTGGAGTGGAAACTCCTGTTTGTCAGTGGCTTCTCGGATGCTTTAGAAGCCAGCTGTTCCAGCTCGCTCTTCCATGAAGTCCTTCTTCTGGTGTTGGAGCTGAGCTGTTCGTTATCTGCTTGCCGATGATAGGAATCTTCTTCTCTTCCTTCGCCGGAGCAGCTGTTGTCTGTTGTGTTTGAACAATTGTTGGCTGTTCAGCCGGAGCTGTTTTGACTTCGTGTCTCTTGTCCAAGATTCTGTCAGCCTCAGCCATGATGTTCTGCTTCAAGACCTGCGGATCCGTGCTTCTGAAGACTCTTCCTAGAAGGCGTGAGTCTGTCATAAGCTCTCTCAGAACGACCGGATATTCCGGAAGCGACGAGAGATAGTTGAAGACTACGCCTTCCTTGTCGACTTCTGATACAGCCTGATAGAAAGCAGTTCCGTTCTTAGCGATGAGTGACTGATACTCTTCTCTTTCCTTGTCGTCAGGGAAGCAGTTGTTCACTCTTCTACGGTCTTCTTCCAAGTCATACTGCTGCTGCTCTTTAGCGTCCATCTCTTGCAGATTGTGGATCTCGTTCTCCATGTCTCTCTGCTTGAGACGATAGTCTACATAAGCTTGCGTGTCTTGTGTTCCGTCATTCTTCTTGAAGTGCTCAGGCTTTAGATCCTTGTACTTCGACAGCTCATCTTCGAGCTCTTTGATCTTAGCTTCGTATCGAGCCTTCTGCTCCTTTCGCTTGTTCTTCTCGCGAATGAAGGCATAGTCCCTCTTTCCGAGCTCTTTGACTGGATCGAATCCTTCGTCTTTCTTCTCGGGCTTCGAAGCTTTATCCTCAGGTTCCTTCTTCTCTGGCTCAGTAGACTTCTCAGGCTCATCACTTCCTTTGACTTCTTCTGGCTTCGTTTCCGGAGCTGGAACGCCATCCTTGTTCTCTTCTTCAGGAGCGGAATTTTCTTCAGATGGAGCTGGCGTAACTTCTTCTGGAGCTTTAGTCTCGGTTGATGGTTCCTTGACCTCAGCAGATTCCTTTTTCTTGTTGAGATATTCCTCAACTTCTTGTGTACTCATTGACATAGGCGAGTTATTCCTCTATCCGTACTGACGGGTACGTTCCGTTTATATCTCTTGTGTTAAAATATATGACTGAGCAGATGCTCATTTCATTACAAGTGCTCAGCTTCTCTTCAAAATGTTGTTGAAGTACTTACCCATATCTGGAGAGTTGACGAAGTCAGCTGCCTGATGTGGATCGACTCCTGGATATGTGTAGATCTTGTCACCTAGACGTACTGACAGAATGTTCGACGCTGGATCTTCTTGAACATCTCCTATGAACTGAGAAGACTGGAACAGAGGTCTCCTTGGATTCTGATCATTCCAGTACTTCGGAGACTCTGCTTCTCTGAGCTCAGCCTGAGCCTGTAGAGCCTGTAGAGCCATCATCTTCTGAGGTCCAGGAGGCATCATCATCACAGTCTGATAGTCTGGCAGAGTAGAGATGTCCAGAAGAGCTTCGTGCTCCTCTGGAGTCTGTCTGTCAGCTGCTCGTCTGTCTCCAGCGAGCAGAGCGTTTCCTGCTAGGTTTGGACCAGTAGTGACAGAGTATCTCATGATTATGCTCCTTGTTCGATTGCGTCTACCATTCCTTGTACGTATGCGTCATTCTGACCTTTAGTAGAGTTGATCTGTGCTTCAGCAGCTTGGATCTCTACCTTCTCTTGGTCAATGATCGTCTTAGCTTCGTCGCTGTTAGTCTGTGCTTGAAGCTTAGCAGTCTCAAGAGCGACCTTGTCCTGCTCAGAGATGACGAACTTGTTCCAGTCAGTGATTCTCTTCTCACGACCGTCGATGAGAGACAGCTGTGCAGCGTTGAGCTGTTGACGTAGCTCGTCGTTGCTTCTCTTCTGTAGATCGAGCTCGTTGAGAGCTTCGTCGAGAGTGAACTGCATAGACTTGAGAGCGTGTACAGCGCCTGGATCCTGATCAGCAGTGACGAATCGAATGTCGGGCGGAAGATTAGCGACGATGTTTCTAGACAGATCTTCTCCGAGATCGTCCTTTAGAGTGTCTGCGAACCACTTAGCGATGAGAGGCTTCATGTTATCTGGCATGATAGTAGACAGAGCCTGAAGCTCTTGACGAATCTTCATGTCACGAGTGATTACGCTCGGTCCGTTCTCTAGCGTGAACTTCAGATCCTGTCCAGCTACTAGCTGAATGAGAATCTTAGAGATCGTTCTGCAAGCTCTGAATGCGTTGTTGTAGTAGTTGGCTGTGTTAGACTCTTTGCTGATCTGCTGTCTGAGAATCTCAGTAGCAGTTCTTTCTGGCATCTTTCCAGTGCTGTCTAGTCCTGTCAGAGGAATGCCTAGAGTGTCTTCGATTAGAGTTCTGCAGGTCTGAATAGTAGCCTGAAGGTCTCCAGTCTGGAATGTCTCTACGATAGGAACTGGCTGATGCTCACCTTTCCAAAGAACTGCAGCCTGATCGTCTTGACCGATCTTAGCGTAGCTCTCTTCAAGTCCATCAATAGCGTCTACGTTGATGAGATATGATCCCTTCGGAGAACGACCAACACGTTCCACTAGTGTGGAGTATGCGATGTTCATACCGAGCTCTAGAGCCATAGTCTGCTGGATGATTCCGTCATAGTCTATGTTGCCTTCACGATAGATCTCGTTTCCAGCGAATCTGATGATCGGAATGATCTTGATCGGTAGCTCTGCATGTTGAACGACCTTGTCTCCAACTATCTTGTAGAAGTCTACTAGGCCTCTCTCGTTCTTGACATAGTAGCTGACGACTCCAACTTGATCTTCTGGAATGTCCCACTGCTTGTACATAGTCAGATTGATAGCTGGCTGGTAGCGTGGATAGTCATAAGGAACTACATCGTCTCCATAGAGTCTTCTAGCCTTCTTGACAGGCATGTAGTTGATGATAGCGCCTTCTTCTGCGTCAGATCCGTCAGTAGTAGATACGCCAGGATCCATAGCTACAGAGTTGATGTGAGAGGCAGTCTCTAGAACAATCTTCGGCTCTCCAGTCATCTCGTCTTCTACAGTCGTGATGATGATGTAGCCATAGCCTGTCAGAACTGCCTTTCTGAATGCATCGATGACTGCGCTCTTAGAGTCGTTGTCGGCTTCGATGTCGTCAAGCATCTGCTGAACTTCTGCGAACATTCCAGTCTTGTCTACCAGCTCTGTGTGCCAAGGAGAGTTAGACACTGGAGATGAGATAGCGTTGCACATCACGTTCCAGTTGTTTAGAGACAGACAGACTCTGTTCTTGTTTCTGCGATACTTCTTCTTGAAGTTCTTGTCCCAGAACTCTCCAGAGTATCTCTGCATGTCGTCAACTGCACGAGTGACTGGAATGTTGAATCTCGCATCACTCTTGGCAAGGAACTTGTTGCAGTCTTCTATGATCTTGTTTGAGTCAAATTCTTCCATTGTAACCTCTAATACTATTTATTAGTCAACCTGAGAGATTCTAATGTTCAAGTGAGCACCATTCTCGTAGTTTCCGAGACCAATGATGAAGTTTCTCAAGTACCAACTGAACTGACTCGTCTGAGTCTTCTTCAGATCGGCTGGCATATCTCCTTCAGCAGACGGGAATGTAGTGACTGTATTGATAGCAGCTGACTGGAACGCACCGCCAGGATGAATCTGATTAAGCTTCGAGTTGTCAGAACTGAGAGCTTCTACGAGAATCCTCTTGATCACGTTAATTGTTCCGATTGTGAAGAGCTGAATCTCTGCGAAGTAATAGGTCTCGCTATTGCATGTAGCGCCAACGATTGGTGTTCC